TTCCAGAGCCTGCTCGATATTTACAGACGTGAACAGTTACAGGGCAAGCTCAAGGAACTACTCGGACTCGAAAGCGGTGATTGAAGTGGCGACGCCGAAGCAATCAAAATTCATCGATGACATTGATATTTTTGATGCCATAATTCCAGACGAGATTAACGCCAACGACTATCTCGGGGTGCAACTCGAAACCGTCGACATGCCGAGTGGCAGCCGATTCGAAGAGAAGCGAAAACACCAGTCGCTCAAGATACATCTAAAGGCGCAAAAGAAAAACGATGTCAAGGCCGAACATCTCCAAGAACTCCTCCCGCGGTTGCCGGAACAGGGATGGTCGTACCACATTATATCGAGCGGCAACTTCGATTTTTGGAACTACGTGCCACACCTCATCAAGCTGGCCGGACAATTTAATGAGTTTTATTGCTCAACATGGACTATGAATAGACCGATCGCCGTCGAGATACTCAAGCTGTATGACGCGGGGAAGCTCAAGAAGATATCCCTCATGACGGGGAAATATTTCAAGCGCCGAGAAACAGCGGTATACGCATTCATTCTCGATGGCTTATTGGCCCGTGGACAACGGTATATCGCATTCTCAAATCACACCAAGATAATGCTGCTGGGGAATAGCACAATACACCTGACTCTTGAGGGCTCGGCAAACCTTACGGCGAATCCAAGGGCAGAGCAATTCATCTTGACGAATAGCAAAAATCTTTATGCGTTCCATCGAAAATGGATGGAGGGAATGTATGGCAAAGGGACGATCTACTGAGGCCGAATACGACCGCCGGGTCGACATTCTTGTCCCTCTAATCGTGATGGGCTTGACGCGGCGCGAAATAATACAATTTGTAACAAAAAAGGCCGATCCTCCGTGGAACATTAACACGAGGTCAATCGACCGTATAACTGCGTCAGCACGGGACCGCATCGCTAGAGCAGCCGAGACAATAATAGAAGAAGAACTGGGTCTCGGAATATTGCGACTTGAGGACCTGTTTAAGCGGTCGCTGTCAATTCAGGATTACAAGGCTGCGCTGTCGGTGCAAAAGGAACGGCACGAACTGCTCGGATTGAAAAAGCAGACGGTTGAGATTGATCTGCGGGTAACAACTTGGGATGACCTCGAAAAAGAAGTGAACGCTGATAAGGGGAAAAATAAAGAGGATGAATAAACCCAAAATATCAAACGAAATGCGCGAGATATGGCGGCGCTCACATTCCGATTGGTGTTACTTCGCGGAGAAAATCCTCAATGTCAATCTCGATAATGATCAAAAACGTATCATCCGCTCAATACAGAACGAGCCTCGTGTTTCGATAAGATCGGGGAATGCCCGCGGTAAAGACTTCGTTGCCGCTGTTGTATCAAACTGCTGGCTTCACTTGTATCATCCCTCCAAAGTCATTAATACCGCACCTACAGGCCGACAGGCTGAAGCTATTATGATGACTGAGATTACGAGAATACGTAACGGATCCCGTGTTCCTCTCGGCGGTCGTGTTCTTACGAATGGAATCAAATTCGACAACGAACCAGAACGGTATCTCATGGCGTTTAAGGCGTCTGACACTCGCGACGAGGTATGGACTGGATACCATTCACCGAACATTATGGTTGTTGTAACTGAGGCGTCTGGCATCGACGACAGGACGTTCGACAACATAGAGAAACTACTACAGGGTAATTCCCGCTTGCTCATAGTGTTCAACCCGAATAGAATGAACGGGGAAGCGTATCGAAGTATCACCAGCCCGCAGTACAAGAGCTTCCGGTTGAACTGTCTTGACGCCCCGAATGTCGTTGCAAAGCGCATTATTATTCCCGGTCAAGTTGACTGGAATTGGATTAACAACCTGATACACAAGCCCGGCATGGTTACCTCGATAGACGAGTCCGAAGTCAAAAAAGAGATGTATGACTTCCAATGGGAGGGCGAATGGTATAGGCCGAGTGACCTATTCCTTGTCATGGTTATCGGAGAGCCGCCGCGGGAGAACGAGTCTCAGCTTATTCCGTATGCGTGGATTCTCGCAGCCATTGATCGCTGGCATGAACAAAGTGTCGATACTACTATTCCGCTTCGATTAGGGGCAGATATAGCCGGCATGGGAGCCGATAAAACCGCATTGCTGTTCCGATACGGGTCATATGTCGAGAAGATAAAGACGTACCCCAAGTCAAAACACATGGAAACTGTGGGTAAGATAAAGAACGAGATAGTAGCTCACCCCGGGTGCAAGGTATTAATCGACACCATCGGAGAGGGTGCTGGTGTTTACAGCCGACTCGATGAACTTGAAGAAAGCGGGATGATCGCCGCCGGCTCATCGACAAGCGCGAAGGTCTCGCAGAACGCAAAAGGGTTGCATGACTTGACGGGACTTCGCACATTCTCAAATATGCGGGCATATTGCATCTGGGCGGTTCGTGATGCCCTCGACCCATCATTCGACACAATGCGCGAACCGCTTGCATTACCGCCAAACGACGATCTTGTACAAGAGCTTGTGGAACACCGCTGGGAAACCAAGAGCAACGGGGACATCTACATCGAGAGCAAGGACGAGATAAAGGAAAGACTCGGGCGATCGCCAGACAACAGTGATGCGCTTGCGTTGTCTTACTTCCCGCCAAAGAAGATGAAAGACACGCGGACAGGGACATTCAGCCGGGCGTCACTCGGACTACCCGGATAGGAGCCGATTAAAAAGAGAAGCCCACGAAGTTGGAGCGAGCCAAAAATACCGAGAAACCCACAAACGGCGAGCGAGCCACGAAAACCGAGAAACCCAAGAAGATCGAGCGTCTTTTTTAACCCACGCATCACAACACAGGAGGTTCCCGATGGGAATCAAAACAGTAAAAGCGATCGAGTTGGTGTTTGATTGGAACCTGTGGCCGAGACACAAGGCCGAGGTGTTGGACATCACGAATTTGCAGCAGTTGCGCAATGCGTTACGTGCCGGGATAAAGTTTCCGCCGATTATCATCAGCAGTGATATGCGAATTGTCGACGGCTTCCATCGGACGCGAGCAGTGCTTGACGTGAACGGTGAAGACGCAACTATCGATGCCGAGATCAGGACGTATAAAGACGATGCGGCAATGTTCCTTAATGCCGGGGCACTCAACAATCACGGGCTGAAACTCAGTCCGCTTGACCGGGCGCATTTCATCTTGAAAGCCAGGAAGATGAAGATACCGCCTGAAGCAATCGCGGTAGCACTCGGCATGGACAAGAACAAGATGAAGGAGTTTGTAAAGAATCGAAGCGCGACAACGGCTGATGGTCAGACGATACCGCTGCCTGCCGGTGCCCGGAATCTTGCGGGCAAGACACTCACAAGCCCGCAGGAGCATTATGTGAGAACGGCAAACGGGTGCTTACCAGCGATGTATGCGCGGATGCTCTTGAATGCACTTCGTGCCGATGCGCTAACGCTTGACGACCAGACGATGAAACTCCTTTCTAAACTGCATGACGAGATCGGGAAGATTCTCGACGAGGTGCCGGCATGAACGAGGCAACTACAAACTCAATCAAGACGCTGACTCGTATTTATTACGACTACCAGCGCGAGCGTACTATGCTTGACGGCAGACTCGGAATCAAGAAAGACGGCGAAGTCAAGAAACTCGTTCCTGAACGCGATATGGCGATTTTGCTCGAAATCAGAACGCGCCGTGACGACGTGCTGGCACAAGAGGAGGCCGTATTCAAGATGCTGGCGAAGGAAGTCCACCAACATCCGCTATGGGATGCGTTTCTCGTGAATGTCAAGGGCTGCGGTGAAAGTATGGCGGCTGTCATACTCTCGGAGTTCGATATAAACAAGGCACCGACCGTCAGTAATCTATGGAGCTTTGCGGGACTCGCACCGGGAAAGGATCGGAAGGTTAAGGGGCAGAAATGCTGTTTCAATCAGTTCCTTCGGGCGAAACTGTGCGGTGTTCTCGGCTCGTCATTCCTGAAATGTTCGTCTCCATATCGGGAATATTACGACAACATGAAGACGCGGCTGGCGTCGAAGCAATGGGGCATGGAGAGCAAGAACCCAACTGATAAGAATAGCCCGAAAGCGGGGCACCAGCACAAAGCGGCGAACAGGTACATGGTGAAAATGTTCCTGCGTGACCTGTACGTGGCATGGCGCACGCTTGAAGGACTGACAGTCCGGGAGCCGTATCAGGTTGAATATCTCGGCAAGGAACATAAAGTTGCATAGGCCATCAGCTATGAGAAAACCAACCGCGCCGAGCGAGCCGTTTGATTTGAGCAACCCATCGTTCGTGAGCGAGCCAGTCGCCGTGAGAAAACCAAAGACGTCGAGCGAGCCAGTCTGGACGAGCAACCCAATGAGCACGAGCGAGCCAGTGTCACGGAGGAACCCAGGCCTCATGAGCTTAACCAAGGGGGCGGCGAGCAACCGCCCCCGCAAAAAGAGGACAAGATGAAAGACGACATAGATGCTTTACTTGAACTGGTATTCGGTGACCTTGACGAGATAGCAGACGTTACAAGAGACGGGATAGGAGAATAACATCATGGACATTCAGGAAATACTAACACTCCCGCTTGAAGATGCACTGAAACTGCTCGCCGTCGATATAGGCGACAAGGAAAAGGGCATCGCGGAGAACCGGAAAGCGTACGCCGGCGATCATGAAATACTGCATGATCCCAACAGAACAAACACGGAGACCGGCGATACCGCAGCAACAAAGCGCGTCGTGAAACATACAAAAGAGGTGATAAACTACCAGCGGCGCATCGTCAATAGTGCCGTTACTTTCCTATTCGGCGAGCCGGTGACGCTTGTGCTGAATAACAAGCAAGAAAAGGCCTTGGATGCGATCAATGCGCTGTGGAAACAGAATAAACTCGATTACGTCAACAAGGCGATTGCCCGTGACTTGTTCGTCGAATGCAAAGCCGCCGAGGTATGGAACATCCCGAAGAAAATTCCGGGTCAGCCAGCACGGGTACGCGTTACCGTCTTGGGCATGAGGAACGGATACCGGTTCTATCCGCATTACGACGAATACGGGGACATGGACGCATTCACCGTACTATTCACAACGACCGGGGGCGATGGCAAACCCGTAGAGAACGCCAAAATATACACGGCGAGTAATATCATACATGCCACAAAAAAGGCAGCGGGAGCCGGGTGGACTGAGGAAAGCAACGTAGTTCACGACATCGGCAAGATTCCTGTCGTGTACTACGAGCAGGATGTTCCCGAATGGCAGGGCGTCGAGACACAGATAGGGCGTGACGAAGACCTTGTATCTAATTTCGCCGATACTAACGATTACTTCGGCGCCCCGGTGTTACAGTCAAAGGGAATTATTGATAATCTCCCGAAGAAAGAGGACTCAGGCAAGGTAGTTACAGTCAGACCAGAAACAGATGACACCGGAAAGGTCACCTATCCGGGTGGCATCGAGTTCATCACGTGGGCCAATGCACCGGCGGCAATCGAATTGGAACACAAGATGTTGAAAGATATGATCTATTCCCTGACGCAGACTCCTGACCTGTCTTTCTCGAATGTTAAGGGGATATCGGCCATTTCGGGTATCGCCCTACGCCTCATGTTCTCCGATGCGCTGTTCAAATCCCGCGACAAACAAGAGATATTCGGCCCGGCACTGGACAGGCGCATAAGCGTCATGAAGGCCGTTCTCGCGGTAGCAGACACTGGGATGCGGACGCAACTCGAAGATGCCGACATTGATGTCATATTCAACGACGTTCTGCCAGAAGATACCGAGTCAATCATCAAGAGTCTGTCGATAGCCCGCGGCGGTGAGCCGATTATCAGCACGGAAACCGCGGTAAGCGCCTGTCCGTTCGTCAAGGATACGGCGGCAGAAGTAGAACGACTGGAAAAGGAACAAGGGGCGCTGCAGAACCTTGGTGAGAGCTATGAAGCGTAAGAGTAAAACCTACAAAAGAGTTCTGATAATCGACGTAGCGTCGGTTGTCTATGCTGGTGTGGAAATAACACATTATATGGCGCCCTATACGGAAGCAGAACTGAGGGAGGCATGCGCGACATATTTAAGCTCGACGTTGTAGCTACCGGAGTAATGCCAACAAGGGAAGTGTGGGTCGGAAGTAAGGAGGAATTCTATAAGAAATATGTTGCCCGCGCTGATAATTGTTCTATTAATTATGGCGCTCCGATACCGGCATTTATGCTTGATGACGCTGCGGGGCTGTTGCCGAGTATA